GGCTCACTGTCGGCCACGGCAGGCGCCCGTCGCTGATCGCTTCCTCGGCGATGCTCCATAAGGCGAACTCGCACACGGGCGCCAGCAGCGCGGCCCGTCGGCGTTCCATGACGGCGCGCGCCTCGCTGGCTGCGACCTTCAAGGCCGAGTAGCTGGCTTGATCCTTGAGGCCGTGGAGATGCTCGGGAGACAGTCCGAGGCCTCGTGCGGCTTCAGCAAGTCCGAGCCGGATGATGCGCTCGTACTCCGAAAAGGGCACCTTGCCGGCGAACAGGTCGAAGCGCTCGCCTGTCGATAGATGAGCGATCCGGGCGCCGTTGCCGAGCCGCAGATGCGCGTCGTTCTGTTTCAAGGCTTCGTGCCACGCAACCCTGCTGGCCATCATCGCCGCCAGCGGGCTGCCATCCTCACCACCGATGCTCCTGGCCACGGCATCGGACGGCAAGTCGGACGTGACCGTGCCGACTACCATCGCCGCGACGTGCGCAGCCAGAACTGCTGCGTCGCCCACGTTCATCGACTGAAGGATGCCGCCGACGGCCGCGCCCAACGGCGACACGCCACGGATCGTGCCGACATCCGCGTCGAACGTATGCATCACGAGGCGCTTCCCGGCGCCGCTGGTGACCGGGATGCGGATCGTGCCGCCGTTCGCAAGAGTGAGCGGTCGAATGTGGTAGGCCAGCGCCCGGCCGTTGGGCGCCAGTTCGATGCCGTCACGTACGGTGATGAACTGCTGGCCCTGGTAGGCCGGTGGCGGCGTCCAGAGGCGGCTTGGGTCCAGTACATTGATCGACGTGCGCCAGAGCGAGCCGGGCCGCTCGGCGTAGTCGAGAGCAGCAATGATGTCGCCGGTTGCCAAGTAGCTGCGGACCATGGCGCCTTGCATGGCACCCCATTTCAGCCGGCCCTGGGTGTCGCAGCTTTCAGCGTGGTCCGCCCACTCGGCGTATAACCGTTCGAGCGCTTTGGCCCAGGTCTTGGCGAATGGTTCGGACCACCCCAGCCGATCCGCCGGAACGGTGATCGATGGCTCCAGACCATGCGGCCCCGAGATCCAACAGACATTGAGCTCGGCGCCGAAGCTGAGAAATGCCGATTGCGTAAGAAGGTGCCGCACCGCCGCCGCTACCGGCGCATGTGCGAGACGGTGCTCGAAGTCGGCCGAACGTAGAGCCGGGGCGCCTTGGACGACCGGGCGAGCACTGTCGGGGTGCCGATCGAGCCACCCCATGCTTGCTTGAGGGCGGTCCTCAACGGCGTCGGTCCTGATGCGATGGATCGGCACGGGCACGAGCGCTGTCGATGGCGGCGCACGCGCGGGCTCAGGCGCCCCGGCGATGCCGAGGGCCTGTTTCATGCGATTGAGCATTGCTATTCTCCTATGCGGCCGACGCCGCAGCCATTCGTGCGGCCAGCGCCGCCATGTCCGGCGCTGGCGCCTTGACGTTCCCGGTTCGGTGCAGTCGCTCCAGGCGCTGCGGTATCTGGAAGTCTCGTGAATGCGAGATGGCGAGGCAGAGGACGAGGCAATCCAAGGCCTCATTGCGCCGCTCCGAACGCTTCAGACGCCATTCCTTCTTCGTGCCACCGGCCGTCTCACTGACGTGCAACTCCTCCGCCGTCGCCCACTGCCAGAAGTGCGGCGAATGCTGCTCGAAGCGCCGCGGTGTGTGAACCTTGCCGGGGCCAGCATCGGCCATCGCGAGACCCGCCAACACCTGTGCTTTGCCCTGGTCGATCCCAACTAGGAAGAACGCAGCCATTGAGCGCGCAACGTCACCGCCACGCTCCCACAGGCCTCGCCGCCAGCCATGTGCACCCTTGGTGGCAAGAAAGCGCCGTCCGGCAGCACGATGACGCTGAGACCATTCGAGGATGGTCGTCGTCTCGTAACCGCTATCGACGGCGATAGCTTCGATCTCCAGAACAGCTCCAGAGCGCACTCGGAACTTCTGCGCCAGAAGCTCCTCGACCTTCCGGCGCGTCTCCGGGTCCTTCACGTCGCCGTCGACTTGATGCCACTGGAGCACCCACAGCTCATCGGCATCGCCGACGGCGGCGATCATCACGGCGCACCATCCCCCTTGAACATCGACGGATGCGACGACGAGGGCGGCCCCATCCGGCACCCGAGTGTCGGGGTAGTCCTCGGCGAGCGCCTTCACCGTCTCCGCATCAACCCCTTCGCCCTGATCGTGCAGGTATGGAAGCCCAAGCCGGAGATTGAAGAACGGCGCCATCTTCCTCGGATTGCCCCGTGCCTGTTCGAACTCGGACGCGAGAAGCGACATGCGCAGCCACGGGGAATGAAGCCCTCGGATGCGATAACTCCGCACGCCTGGCTGCCCTTGACGTGTCGGCACCCAACGGCCTCGCGCCATGGCTCGCCACCGCGCCGCGTCATCGAGTTCCGTTCCACAGCACGCCGTGATGTAGCGAGCGCGTTCGGGCTCACCCGGCGGCCATTCGACAGCCTCCCACTCTGGCACGAACTCGACGCCACAATCACAGGCCCAGTGCCACTCACGCATGTCCCCTTCGGCGGCGAGCGCCTCAATACGAGACGCGCCTTCCTGGGTCGGGCTCGACAGATAGATCGCCTTTCCGCGAGCGAAGGTCGTTATGCGCGCCTTGATGAGGGCGACCGGATCGCCTTCCTTTCGTAGCGATACCGGCCACCGATCAATCTCATCTCCGATCACCAAGCGCGCTGGATGGCTTGCGAGGCTCGTCGGGCTGCCGGCACTGGCGAAGATCAGCTTGCCGCCGGTGAAGCTCTTGAGGCCCACGTTGTTGACCACGGAGCGCGCCGACCGTGCCCCGAACCGGGAAGTCATTTCGGGCGTGGCGGCGATCATTGCATCGAAACGTGACGATGCCGCCTCGGCGCTCGCGTCATTGGGGCAGGCCCACAGGACCGTGCAGGGGTCCAGACACGAGGCGTGTCCGACGACGTTCTCGCCAGCAGCCGTCTTGCCACTTTGGGCTGCTCCCACGATCACCAAGGTGTTGAGGCCAATATCTGTCGCCGCCTCCATAATCTCGGTGAGATACGGCGCTCGATCGTTGCTCCACTGGCCCGGCTCTGCGTTCCCGAGAGGGATGATACGATGCTGCTCTGCCCACTCGGCTACAGTGATATCCGGCGGCGGGGCCATCGCACGAAGCGCTTCCGCCGCCAGATCTGCGGCATCGGCATCAAGACGTAGAACGGACATCGGCGACAACCTCGATTGCGTCAGCCATCTTTGCGATCTCGGACCGCGCACCGTTGATGACCTCGCGACAGATCTTCTCGATCTCAGCGACGTTGATCATGCCGGCAACTCGTGGGGCGATCTGTGCAGCGGCGCCATCGAGACGCTCGGTCGTGACGGTGACGACGGCGCGCACGGCTTCGAGCGCGTGCCTTTTCGAGATTACGTCTCCTCGTGCCCGATCGAGCGCGAGTTTCTGCCTCTGTGCTTGAAGAACGGCATTGGCTGCACGCGCTTTGCTGAGGCTTGTCTCGACACCCCCGCCGCCAGGGCGAGACGAGACGGCCTCTCCGCCGGCAATCCCCTTGAGCACCGCATCGGGATCGCGGCCGGCCTCCCACGCAGCTTTGGCCCTTTCCACATCGTAGCCGCCGCTTTTATCCCTTCGCAGGAGCCCCCGCTTCGTGGCTTTGCGGATTGCGCCCTCGGATACGTCGAGGCGGCGAGCCAACTCCGAGGCATTCACGATTTCGCCCATCGCTTCCCCCTTGGTATTCGTACCGACGGTACGAACGGTACGAGATTGGTCCGAATTGACCGACTAAGTGCCGGTCGGACCTCAAAAAATGGCTTCATACAAGTCAGGAACCGCGGCCGGGTTTGCCCGCAAGGCATCAGGGTGCCGTGTAAAGTACCTTTTCGTTCGCCCTGTCAGCGGGATACCGGCACCCATCTCCCCCGAATTGCGCAATACCGCCCGCCATTCGGCCGAGTTATGTTCCCCACCGGGCAACTCGGCCCTGTTTCGCCCGAGGTCGAATAATAACATCGACGCTAAGCCGCCGAATTCGCCCCGTGGCGGGCAAACGCGAGTTCCCCGCTACCCAACTAGCCGGGAAACGCAAACTGGACTCCTAGAGTCCCCCAAGGGCTTTTCCGTCGATGCCCCAATTCGTCGGGTGAAGCGATGCTAGGCTCGCTCCACCGCCTCGGCTTGGACGGAGACAGCACCGACTGCTCCTGCTGACGGCGGGATCGATCGACACGCCGGCATTGGACCAGTTGGGCACCAGGGATCAGGCCGCCTTCTTCGGAGCGGCCATGATCGCAGCAACGGCTTGCCGGAGCTCGCCAAGACGTTCGAGCGGCACCGTGTGAGCGAGGCAGGTATTGCCGACCGACGGCGCGCTGAGCATGCCGGCCTCGACAGGGAGTTTGACGCCGAGTTCACGCGCTCGATTATCCAGCTCCTCGGGATCAACGTCGAGCCCGAGGTAGCGAAGTCCGGCATGCAGTGCGGCTATTCTGGTGCGATGATACATCTCGTCCCCCCTACTTCCGTTTCGACGGCGCGATGATCTCGGCCAGCCCTCGGGCCACAAGGCCTTCGGCGATCTCGGCCGGCAGCTTGAGCGTCGGCGATCCGGGGTGCTCAATCACGAGCACGGCTTCGAGCGCGTGCCTTTTCGAGATTACGTCTCCTCGTGCCCGATCGAGCGCGAGTTT